TTATAGTATTTTCAAGCTGAAGCGATTGCGTTGGAAAAACCCATAGTACAGGTGTTATACCTGTTTCTTTTGGATCGCCATTAGCCTCCCATATCTCTCCGAAACCGAATGACTTAATTTGCAAATGTGAATCTGCGAAGTCATTAAAAATCTTTATTAGCTGATTTAACGAGTATGTTGCCATAATGTATTTAAAAATGTATTATCTTTGACAAACGTATAATTTTAATGACAATAAATGATTTCGTCAATACTAACCACAAGTGGCTGTTAGAAGTAGCCACTAACATAACAGCTACAGACACTAATGCAAACGAAATCAGATACGATTTACTTTCTTTTGTTACTATAATTATAATTGAATCCGGTAAATATTCCGAACTGGATAACGATGATTATAAATGGCTATTTGCTAAGTTTATGAAAGATAATTACCGTTGGAAGAAAGGCGGGGCGTTTTGGTTACAAGCGGGAAACATATCTGACAATTCATATTATGAATTAAAGGCATCATTGAAAACCTCACAAAGCGATGATGACTATATTGATATACTTTCGGACTGCAAAGAAAATTGTGATGAGGATTTAGACCTTATTAAATTCTATGGTGACTTAAACAAAGAAAAAATAAGACACGTTAGGGAATTTGAATCTAAATTACCGCAACACTTAAAGAATCTTTATGATATGTACATCAATCAAAACCTATCGATTCAAAAGATAGCTGATAAAATAAATATCACAAGGATGTCAGCCTATAATATGGTATCTGAATTAAAAAAACAAATATTAAATTCATGGAATCAGAAACAATCATCAACATCATTGGAATTGCCTGTGCAGGATATATCACAGCCGAAGCAGACCTACCAAACGAAATCAAAAGAAAGACTTTCGAATATTTACCTAAGTGGTACTTCTTTAGAGTAATAGAATACATATTTAATTGTGCTTTGTGTCTTTCTTTTTGGATGTGTATTATAATAACACTTGATCCGTATATTTCTTTTATTTCCGCTGTACTTTCTGAGTTAATTGCTAAACATATCAGTTATGAATAAGAATTATAATATCCCTAATTCGAAATATGATTTTAATTCTAGGATAAAAATATGGGTTGAATCCGATTTAGGGAATAGCAAGTTTACTCGAAAACAGATTTATGAAATGGCAGACCTTTACCAATACAAAACCAATGTTGATTACCACGAAACAAGTTGCGGTAGTTGTATTCGAAGGATGTTGAAACTTATTAATAAGGAATACGAAAAACTAGGCTAAAGGGAAATATTTACTAAGTCCTTTTTGTTGTTTTTTTGCAGTATTCCACATTTGATTCAATGTTGGTTGGTCAGGAACTACTGCGCCTGTTTCTAAAGATTTTTTGCTAATCCTAGCCTTTTGCCATTGATGTCTGCAATTAAAACCACCTTGAAATAAAAACACAGAATATCCTAATCTCTCGGATAAAATCAACAAATCTGTTTCGCCCCAGTATTTATTTAACTCTAAAATCTTTTTACAGAATGGTCTAGTCTTGCTATCAAAAGCACCCTTATAATAATAGTACGCCTGTGTAGTATCTACCTTCTTTGCAAGTTCAACATATTCTATTTCGGTTTCTTTTACCGAATCTTTAGGTATGCCAGTACGGGACAGAAATTCTAAAATCATATCCCCGTCCTTTTTTATCCTTGCTTCTTTATATTTTTTTAAGGCATCGCACATATTATTCCATGCTTCTATAAAATGATTGAATAGATTTTTCAGTAGTTCTGCTACCTGTGTAAATATCGCAAGTATAAACATCACCTTTGTCGGGATAGTTTGCCCTTGTTGGATTGTTGTAAAGTGTCAATGTAGATGTATTGGTAGAAATGCAAAGCCAATTTTGAACCTGTTGCATATAATGTTCATAGTTGTTCATACACGCCTCTTTCAGGTCATAAACCTCTTTACTTTGTGCTGATTCTGTTGTATCGCTAGTACCCTTTAAAATACCTTTATTTCTAATCTGTACGTTGATAAATGGAATAGCTTCTGCAAGTGTCAGCCATGCGATAGCGGGTTGTGATAATTGAAGTAATTCGGTTTCCTTTGCTATTAAATTACCGGCACTAATTCCTGTCATCAAACGCTCATAGAACTCTGTTCCAAAAACGTGCTGTGCATATTTATCCTGTGCAGTAATAATGAATGGTAAAATCAACTTAATATCAACATTAGCACTGATAGGAGTGTATTGCTGTAAGAAGGTTTCGTTTATAAATGTTGCCTTAGTGATTGCCATTATTCTAAAGGATTTAATTTAATAATCTTAGGTTGAACAAATATCCCCATTCTATAAAGTGCTTTTTGTAAACACTTCTCAATGAATATTTGTTCCGGTGTAATAACAACTCCGTCAAATATCTTATAGGCTGATTCTAATTCTGTGCCACCACCGGCCAATCCGGAAGGCACTGGAATTCCTAGTAAACTTGGTGACGTAATGCGATTAACTGTAAGGATTTGTTGAACTGTTTGATTAGATAGATTTATCAAATTATCATCAAAGTTTTTAACTTCAAATGGTGTAACATCGGGCGCATCTTCTTTCGAATTACTAAACATAATCATCGCCTTTGCACCTTCACCATTATTTGAATACTGCTTATTTATTGCTCTTACAATCTCATCCTCTTTCTCAGGTGAATCAGGCTTTTTAAAGAACTTTATCAATATACTTGGCGCATAGCCTCGATTGATATTATTTAATTGCACCTCGCCCATTTTCGCATCAGCCTCAATCCAATTCAATGCGCTGATATAATCCGGTAATCCATAATACTCATTAGATAGGTCAGGCTTTCTGAAATACATAATAGCATTTCTTTCTTCCTCATCATTTCCAACGGTCTTTATTACCTTTGGTTTTTCAGCCTGTTTGTTTACTTGCTCCCAATGTTTCGAATAATAATACTCATCAACTTTTCCGTTAGCGTTATATTTACCACTTCGCAAATTAGCAGAATCGATATTATTTAACTGGGTATATTTACTTTTATCAACTGACTTTATTAATTCGATTGCCAATGATCCGAACCCTACACTATTATAAGCCCACTGATAAACCAAGTCATTTAAACTTTGGTCTGTTCCGTTTGGATTTTCAATCAATGTTTTTAGTTTCGCTTTTGCTTCTGTACTTAACTTATCGTAACCAATAAACTCAATCCCTTTACCTGCTACCATCGTAGCCTTAGAAACAATACAGGCTCTATGAATGGCAGACCTCTGCAATAGTGAAGTCATGTACTGAGGGAATAAGTTATCAGTACCAAAGTAAATATAATCTTTTCCCTGTTTTTCTGTGGCAGTAGGCAAGGCTACATTAACACGTGAAAGCATAGTAACAGAAGCATCCTTCTCAGGCTGTTTTTGTTTGCTTAAATTTATATCAAGTCCAAATAGTTTCATCCGTTAAATGTTGGTATTTCTGTTTCTGTTCCAGTATCAAATGTAGGCAATTCTGATTCAACTTCCCAAACATAAGCCTTCCCAGTTTCAACAATATTTAAACTAGGTGAATAATTATCGGGATCTAATTCCTGTGGCGATTCTACTTCAGCTTCATAAATAACATAAGAGTGAAAACCTTTTTTCAATTCTACTGTTCCATTATCTAAATCTTCGGTAGTACTTTCAGTGATTAAAAATAAATCGCTTCTCTCAGGATATGCCGATGTGTTTGTTTGGGTAAAGTTCTTTACCTCTTTTGTTAGGTCATGAGTGAATGAAAAAATATAAACAGCATTAGTAATGGTTGTTTTCTCTGTAACCGTAACCGATACTTTTTGACTGGCTGTATTTTTTTTAATCTTTATCATGGTAAAAAAAAAGCCACCGTATTAGGATGGCTCTCTATAAATTTTCATTTTATTAAATTACTGATGCAACCGCCCCACTAGATACTTCAGGCGCAAGTGCCGGTTCTTCACCAACAAACGTCAAAGTATATCCATTCATGTCCGCTTTTGCAGTACCAGAACCTCCTTCATTTCCTGTCAAGTCCATACCGTTCTTTCTTCCAAATAACCAGTACTTATCGTTTTGGTCAAGGACAATAATAGATAATGTTTTTTGAGCAAGTAAAGCGATTGTAGTATGTTTAGCTACTTCACGTCTAGGGATAACCAATGTAACGGTTTGAGTATTGAATGATGTGCCTGTTGCAACATCAGTAGGCTTCGATTCTAAGAATGAAGATGAGTTTTTGTTAAACTCAAACTCATAATAGTTTTCACCCGATGCGATTGCAATAGCTGTAATCGTTCCTGAAGTTTCAGTAAAATCTGAAGCACCATCTACATTGCTGAAATCAGTAATGTATGCTTTTTTTATTCCACCGATGTTCGGTGAACAGGCGATAGTGATACCGCCTGTCAATAAACTACAACTCATATATTAATTTTTTAAGAGTAAAGAACAATTTCAGCACCAACTCCATGACCTGTTCCAAATTTGAATCCGGCAACAAATCTCACATTCTTATCACCTAAAGTTTCTCCAGTATCAATCAATTTGATAGTTTCATAATCTTCGATAAGGTCTGTTGCAAACCAAAGGTTTTCCCACTGACAAGCAACCATGTGATCTGCTGGTAATCCGTTTACAACTTCCAATTGTACATTCAAGAATGTCATTGGTACATCTTTCTGCATATACATCTCTACTGATGTAGAAGCAATCTTTTGACGGTAGAAACGTGCTGCACTTGGCGGAATCAAGATTCTAGTTTTCTCAGAATCGATGATAGTGTCAGGAATTGCATCATATACCTTTTGTAATTCTGTGATAATGTTAGAAGCAGATAATGTAGAATTAGCTACATCGATAACATCAGCATCAGCTAAGAATCCTTTAATCCATCCATCACATAAGTCAACTGGTGAACCTGCTGTATCCCACTGCCAGATTCCTGTTTCGATTTCGTTATTTAAGTATTCTTTCATCTTAAACAATACATACTCTTGGAATGTAGCAGGAATCTTTTCTTTCATGTCACCTGCGCCCATTTGCTCAGATAACCACATATTATAAAAATCTTTCTTACAGATAGTTTTGTTTACCATCAAGTCACAAGTTTCGATAGACTTTTCAGTAATCGTAATTGTACCTTGTGAACTATAATCACACGCCCCCGCTTGTAGCAAACTTGCTACAGACATAGAAGGAATGTTCATTTTAGATTTTACGTTTACAAGTTTTCTAGCCTTAGACTTAGAATTCCCTTGTAATAAAATTTCAGAGTAAAACTCTTGTGCTTGTATCCCATCCCATGTGGATGTACTGTCGGTAATAGTAGGCATATTCTTTTATTTTTAGTTAAATGTTTGTTTTTTGTTTTTTGTATAATTTTACTGTTTGTACTTACTTGCTAGTTCAAAAACACGTCTCGCTGTTTCATCCATCGGTAGCTTCTCAACTGGCTCAGTAGATAATCTTACTTTTTTATCTTCTGCTTTAGCGATTGAGTTTGTAGGCAAGGCATCTTTAACAGCCGATAGTTCGGTTCTTAATGTTTCCTTTTCTGTTTTCATTTCTTCAATAGCACCTGTCATTCCGGATTCCATTTCATTGAATCGCTGTTCCATTGCCGACACTCTTGCATTAAGTTCGTCAAACATTGGCATAATGGATGCTTTTACCATCTCAACATCTTCAGGTGTTAGTTCGGCTTTTACCTTTGCTTGTGGTTGTTCTACTACTGGATCAACAACTGTAGCAGGTGCTTCAGCTTGTTCAACTGGGGCATCTTCCACAGGCTTCGCCTCCTCCTTTACCACTTCGGTAATGATACCATCCTTTACGGAAATGATACCGAATGATGGGATAACATAATCACCATCCTTAGATGCGAATTGCTGACCATTTTCATCAACAACAAACAAAGGCGCACCGACCTCAAAATCTGAAGCAGTTGTATAGATTTTAGTACCATCTTCTAAAGTGGCATCCTTTTCAAGTTTAAATTTTCCGTATTCCATATTTTTGTTCATTTTAATTTTCTTCATATCAAAAAAACCTTCGATTGAAAAACCTCTTAGCTTCTGAGTTTTTATTTCAGATTGCCAAAAGTTTTCATCTTCAATCTTTACAATCCCAAACCAAGTACCATCGGGTAAATCGAAACCAAACTTTTTACTCTTATCGTTTTCACCGTCCACAATCCAATTCTCAGAAACGAATGCAATATTTAAAGTGCTTCCATCTTCGTGCATTAAATTGATAGACCTACCACGCTGTTCTGAATTAAACTTGTCGGCAACGTCCTGAATGGTTTCTTTTGAAAACTTAATATTGTATTCTCCTGATTCGTCTTTGCGGTAAATCTTTTGGTCAGGAATAAGGAAAGCCCCTGCAATTTTCTTTTGCTCTTTTAATTCAGCTAGTAACACTTGATGCTTGAAAGCGAACCAATTAACTTGAATAGCAGGTTCATCCACTAAAGAAATGAATTGAGTGCCATGCTCGTCTTTATTAAGGAGTAGTTCGTAAGTGGGTAAAGTGTCCTTATCCATACCTTTATATGTATGAACGAATCACTTTGTATAATTTTTAACCAAAGGTAGCGTTAGCCTCTGCAACATTAACCCTTCTTTGCGTGTCATTTATTTCAGAAACAGAAACAAACATATTAGGCATATTGCTTGTGCCGGTCTGACCTGTGGGTGATGATGGGAACTGAAAAGGAGTTGATGAAGTATCAACCGATGGTAGCGATGGTGCTGAGCCAATACCTGATGAAGATGCTCCACTTGTTGCGCCCGATCCAAACTCAGTTGATGCGATGTTTTTAACATTTAATAACCCCGCTGTTATTACTCCCGCCATTGCGATAAAGTTAAACGGTGGAGGTAGTCCTGATGCCAATACTGAATTTGCTCCTTTATAAGTATCGATAATTGCGTTTGCTATGTTTATAGCCTTTTGAACCTTAAATGCTTTTTTCTGTTGTTCTTCCGATTTACCCGCAAATAATTCAGTAAGGTTTGAAAGAATAGAAAGAGTATCGGACATTGCTTGTATTCTTTGTTCGTTAAGTTCTTTTAATGCGTCAAGGTCTTTCGTTGCGGTTTCATTTCCTGACCTTGCAATCTCGCTATACATAGAACCCCAAATTTGTTTATTGGTTTCAGCTGTATTACTTGTGTTACCTACATAATCATCCGAGTTCTTTCTTTGTACTATGGCTAAATCATCAAGTACTTGTTTTTCCCAATCGGCTCTTTTCTGTGCTTCTTCTTTTGCCTTCTTTGTTTTTTCTTCTTCAAGTGCCTTCCATTTATCGTAATTCTCTTTTTGCTTAGTTAGTTCATTAACTTTTAAATCCCTTTCAAAATTAGCAAGGTCATCATTCAGCTTCTTAACATTCGCCTTTCTATCTTCATTAGTTTTCTTTTGATTTTTTACAACCTCAGAATTACTAGACAATAATGCAGTCAATTCCTTACCATACATTGTTTCGGCAAACTTTTGATTCTGCGCCATCAACTGACGTTCTATCTCATATCGTTGTTCTTTTAATGCTATTTCCTTTTTTGTGAACTCTATTAAATCTTCTAACTTCTGTTGTTCGATAGCATAGGTTTCTTTTCCGGATGCTTTTGCAAATGCAATCTCATCATCATACCTTCTTGTTACCGCCTCCTTCTGTTGCTCGATTAGTTTTATTTCTGCATCAAGTAGTTTTGCTTTTGCTTCAAGTTGTGAAATCGTTTCCCTTATTTTCTCACGCTCTTTCTCTAATGCTTTTATTCTTTCTTTCTCGGCTTTATTTGCATCGTCAATACTTTTAATATAACCTTTGTAAGCATCGTTAATATCGAATAATCCGAAAGTAAGTAGGTCTAGGTATTGAGTATAAAGGTCGATTGCATATTTAACACCGCTAACAATAAAATCAAACGCTTCTGAAACTGCATCACCTACCGCCTTGAACCCTTTTTTCACTCCTTCGATTATTCCGTTTAAGTCCATAAACGAAACGATGATACCACCGATAATGGTAGCTAGTAGAATGATTGGATTTGTTTTTAATATTGCTCCTAGAATCTTAAAGCCTACCGATACACCTTCGGTCACTGGCTTTAGTGATTGCATGATTCCTAAAAAGGCGGCTGATTTTTGTTGAGCATTTTCAATTTCTTCAGAAGTGAATCCTATTGATGCACCCATCGTTCCAACAACACCGTTAGCTAAAGTAAACGCTCCGGCAATACCCTCACCAAGTTTAGAAATATTATCCCCAGTCTTTTGAAGTGCTTCGGTTTGTTTATTTAATTTTTCTGTGTCAAGGTTAATAGAAATCTTTTTGGAGTTCACGCCATCGACAGCGTTATCAATTTTACCAATATCACTTACCGCTTCTTCAACGCCTGTGACCTGAGTATCTATAATTATTGTCTTTGCCATATTATGCTGATGCTGATTTATTTTCTATCAATGAATATCTTATTGATACCTGAGTATTGTTTTGGTCTGTTGTTGCTTCGAACCAAAAGATTGATTTTTCACCAACAGGAAACGGATGACCAATATTACCATGAAAGTCTTGCGAAATAGATGTATCTTGTGTTTCACTATAAACTAAATATTTAGCATTAGAAACAAATGAAAATACCCATCCCTTAATAGTTACTATCGGAGCAGTACCTCCTGATGGCTTGATTATATTTATTTCAACTCCATTTATTAAAATTGTAGAACTTACTTGGCTATAGAATACGGTTGATTGATTTGTGCCTTCACCTACCCTAATTTCAGCCACAGCTACACCTCCTGTTGTTTCAGTACAAGTAATTGTACCCGCATTTGTTTGACCACTACCCGCTAAATAAATTGAAATCCTATTTATTGCTAATCCACTAAAGGCACTAACAACAGGAGTAGTTCCATTCAAAGTTACAACTCCAATCTGTGCAACCCTATTAGAATCTAAATAATAAACTACTAAAGACCTTGCGCCCGTACCTGCGCTTGTATCATTTGCGCTTGATGAAACAAAAGTAAATGTAGTAGCTGCAGTTATTGTGCTTGGTGTTGTACCAGCTAAACTTCTGACAATCTCTGTGCCTATATCAATATCCGTATTGTTACCCCAAATATCCCAATGTGATGCGCCCTGCCTTAACCCTAAAGCTACCTCATAATGATAGTCAGTTGGTCTTACAGATATTGCTGCATAGTTCTGAGCCATTGTAGAATCAACAGGAGCATTCAATAGTACCTGTGATCCTACTAATGTCTGTAATCTTAAATATGTTTGATTACTTGCAGATGTATTTGTAAACGTAACCCTCATATATTTACGAGTGACCGTAAATGGTTGTGGAGGATTAATATTAGAAGTTCTATAATATCTAGTTAAAGTAGAATCGGGATTAGTTCCATCGGGTGAAAACTGAATGGTGTATGTTCCGTTTTGGTCTGTTGCAACAGATACAACTACTTCTGAATATGCACTAACATCTAACCATGTTCCTGTAAATACCGCAGAAGCATTTAATGGCGAAGTTGAACTATTACCACTATCTACAAAACCTTTGTCTCCAAAATAACTCATATATTTTTATTTTAAATTATCCACCATTTATTACCGTCCGATACAAACTTAGGA